CTACCAAAGAAAGAGGAAGAGGCGGCGTTGCGCGCTTTGGATTATTTCCGTATGAAACGTTACGGTAACTTCGCAGAAGCACAAAAACTTCTGGAAGAAGCTGGATACGACGTTACAAGACCTTTCGGCCTTGGAAATGCAAGGGTTTTGGCACTGAAAGGCGCGATGTCAATGACCGACGATCAGTTTCAAGACTTATCGGATGTCGATAGAGCGGAACTCCAAGAATCTTTTGACGCCTACAAGCAGGCTCCCGGCCTGATCTCCTCGGTCCTCGGATCATTAACCGGCGAAGAACCACAGCCTGAATTCGACAACATGATTATTACGCCAGAAAAAGCGGCGGAAATGTCAGAAGAAGATTTCAACACTTTGCTAAAGGCGGCCCCCGCGTTTACTTTTGAAAAAGCATTTTCACGGTCTATTGATATCACGGGTCCCCGCATGGTGGGCGAAGGGGACTCCGCAGTACGGGCATACGAAAACGGCGGCGGAGTCGGCTACTTTGAAAGGCAACTATCCGATGCTGGCTTAGAACCCTCGCAGTTTGAACAAGACGTTACGCAACAACCGGGTAAAGAATACTTCGATATTCTTCCCCGTAGTCGGCCAGAATCTGTGCAACATCCTGTTTACGGTGAGATGGAAGAACCCTCGCAGTTTGATCCTGCCGGCGGAATCATGGGCATGGCCGGCCGTGCTTTAGCGACTTTTGACCGCAAGCTATCTGGATTACCTGTTTCAGACGAGCAACTAGCTGGTGCGGCTATGGACATTGTTCCTACCGGCGCGGGCATTGCTTCTGCCGCATTTGGCCCAGCACTATCCCCCGGAATGCTCGGCATGTTTGTCACGAAACACGGATCACCTTTTGATTTTAATGTATTCCGTAGGCCGACCAAAGAAGACGTGGGGTTAACATCAACCCGAGCAAACTTAGGCCCCGCCATTTATTCTGGGGAAGAGCCTGTAGCCACAGCTTTCGCTCAAAAATTTGCAAGACGAAAAGCCGCGGGCGAAGAAGACGAGTCTTACGACGTAGCAACGTTGTTTGGAGATCCAGAAGATCAAGTGGCTCGTCCTCAAATGTATGATCTTTCAAATCCTGATGCGGAAGAAGGGCTGTCTTTGGTGTTACAAGACGCCAGTGCCCGAGCAAATACGCACGTTCCAGACTTAGCTGGTCAGCGGTCTTTTTACTTTTTTGATGACGGTTCCGCGCTTATTCACAACTATGATCCGGAGCGGGGCGTTCCTCGGATATTGCCTTTGGATAAAGGGCAAGCCTTTGTCTATACCGCCAAGGTAAATGCTGAAAAAGATCAATACCTTGACTGGTCGGCACCGTTTTTTAAGCAAAGCGAATTTGTTCGCAACACGTTGCGTCCGTTCCTTAAACAGTACGGCATTGATGATAGAAGCACGGGTCAACAAATGTGGAACACCATCGCAGAAGCAAACAATGGCGATGCAATGACCGCTAACGCTATCCTTGAACAAGCCGGGATAAAAGGTAATAAAGTCGTACAATCTGGAAATGAAATCCTCGCGACTTTTAATCCCGATGATATGAGTATTGTTGATAAACAAGAACTTGGAAAGGTATTGGGATACGCGGACGGCGGCGTGGTATCTTTGAAAGATAGAGCAGTGAACATGACTCGCGGACCGCGGTCCAATGGTATTATGCAATACGTTCCTTATATGACCGGAGCAACGAATGGCTATTGAAAAAAACGTACCCTCTCAGCTTGATCCAGAGGATTTGCAGGCTGAGATTGAAATCGAGCTACCTGATTCTCAGAACGATGTCCTCGCTATGATTCAGGGCGAGAACATTGGCGAGATTGAAATCATGCCGACCGACGACGGTGGGGTTGAAGTCGATTTTGAGCCGCAGGATGAAATGCTTGGAGACGACGGTTTCTATTCAAACTTAGCCGAACAGCTACCAGATCGAGAGATTGCGCGCATTGCGTCACAACTTTTGGAAGAGTTTGATGCCAATAAGGCGTCACGTCAGGAGTGGGAAGACGCGTATGCGGACGGTTTGGAACTACTGGGTTTCAACTACGAAGAACGGACTCAGCCTTTCCGTGGATCAAGCGGTGTAACGCATCCTTTGTTGGCCGAAGCGGCTACGCAGTTCCAAGCGCAGGCGTTTAACGAGCTATTGCCGGCTTCTGGACCGGTCAGAACCACTGTCATGGGCGATAAGTCCAAGGACAAAGAAGGTCAGGCCCGCCGCGTTCGTCAGTTTATGAACTATTACATCACCAACGTGATGGAAGATTACACGCCAGATATGGATCAAATGCTGTTTTATTTGCCATTGGCGGGGTCTACGTTCAAAAAAGTGTACTTTGATGAAGGTTTGAACCGTGCGGTGAGCAAGTTTGTGCCCGCAGAAAACCTTGTTGTGCCTTATGAGACGTCTGATCTGGATACTTGCCCGAATATTACGCAAGTCGTGCGGATGTCACTTAACGATCTGCGGAAAAAGCAGGTTTCCGGTATTTATCTGGACGTTCCGGTCACTCCGGGCGAAGGTCAGAACGACTCTGTTACCGATGAAATTCAGCGAATTGACGGTGTTACCCCCTCTCAGATCGATTACGACGCAACGTTGTTGGAGTGTCACGTCGATTTAGACCTTGAAGGCTATGAAGATATTGATGACGAAGGTGAGTTGACCGGAATCAAGATCCCTTACATCGTCACATTGAGCTATGACACTGGGCAAGTGCTGTCAATCCGTCGTAATTACGCTGAAGACGATGAATTCCGTAAGAAAATTCAGTATTTCGTGCATTACAAGTTCTTACCGGGCTTTGGTTTCTATGGTTTGGGTTTGATTCACACGATTGGTGGCCTGTCTCGCACAGCAACCTCGGCACTTCGCCAGCTAATCGACGCGGGTACGCTCTCAAACCTACCCGCAGGCTTCAAAGCCCGTGGGCTACGGATCAGGGACGACGATGATCCACTCCAGCCCGGTGAATTCCGAGATGTGGACGCTCCCGGCGGTGCAATTCGTGACAGTTTGATGCCTTTGCCGTTCAAAGGCCCCGATCCCACGTTATATAACCTTCTAGGCTTTGTTGTAGAGGCCGGACAGCGGTTCGCGACCATTACAGATATGAAGGTAGGCGACGGCAATCAGAACGCCGCTGTGGGCACGACAATCGCGATGCTGGAGCAAGGCTCTCGGGTCATGTCGGCAATCCACAAGCGGTTGCATTACGCCATGCGGATTGAGTTTAAGATTTTGGCTCGCGTCATGTCAGAAAGCTTGCCGCAGGAATATCCGTATTCCGTGGAAGGTGAAGACGCCGCCATCATGGCAACAGATTTTGATGATCGCGTAGACGTACTTCCTGTCTCCGATCCGAACGTATTCAGTCAGGCACAGCGGATTGTACTGGCGCAGACAAAACTACAGTTGGCGGGCGCCGCTCCGGAACTCCACAACATGTATGAAGTCTACCGCGATATGTACGATGCGTTAGGCGTGAAGGATGTGGATAGGATCATGAAGGCGGCTCCGGAGGACGACTCGCGGCCCACGGATCCTGCACAGGAGAATATCGATGCACTCGACATGGCCAAACTCGAAGCCTTCGAGGGTCAAAACCATCAAGCGCATATCATGTCACATATGGTTTTTGGTTCAACGCCGATGGTTGCTGGTATGCCTCCTGTGGCGATGGCTTTGCAGAAACACATCATGGAGCACGTTCAGATATCTGCTCGGGAGCGCGCTTCGGCTGAGTTTGAGCAAATTACCGCGCAACAAGGACCTGCGGCAAATCCTGAACAACGGATGCTAGAGTTTGAGGGATTAGTCGCTCAATACATCGCAGAAGGGATGCAACAGGTTAAGCAGTTGTCTGCTCAAGTATCCGGACAAGGGCCAGACCCTGTGGTGCAACTCAAGGAGCAGGAATTGCAACTCAAGGCACAGGCTGAACAGCAGGATGCACAATTGGATGCGGCCAAGTTACAATTGGATCAGCAGACGTTGCAGATGCGTGACCGCCAGTTCTACGACCGGTTACAAGCGCAGGCCGCACAAACACAGGCTCGGATCGACGCAGGTCGTGAGCGTGAACTACTTAAAATGAGAGGACAGTAAGATGGCAACAAAGACCAAAAACGAAGACGTCATGGACAGCATCAGCTATGCCAAAGATGTTTTGAAAAGCGATGGTGGGATGATGGCGTCTAGTGCAGGGGCTGATATGCTTATAAGAATTACTGGAGCTAAACTAGGTAGCCGTGCAGGTGGCGGTCTTACAGGAGCCTCCGCTGGAGCAGATGCTCTTAGCAGAAAATTAAGCAAAAAGAAAAAGTAGGAGAACTATTATGTCAAAAGTGAAGATCGTTACGAATACTCCGGGCGCGGCTCAGAAGGCTGTGAACTACGCTGACATCAAGGGTCAGGGTAAGATTCCTTACAAGGGCGGAGAGACAATGCCGGAAGCACCAATGGACGTCCCCGGCGGTACTGCTCGTGGTATGGGCGCGGCAAAGCGCGGCGGATCATACAAAGGCTGTATGTAGTGCCCCTCAAAAAAGGCTCTGGCCAGAAAATTATTAGCAACAATATCAGTAAGTTAATGGATGAAGGTTATAAGCACAAACAAGCTGTAGCAATTGCTTTATTCAACGCCGGTAAGATAAAATCTGAAAAACCAGATATGAAAGCGGCAAAAGGCGGAGTTGTTAGGCGCTTTAGCAAAATTGCTCGACCGCAGAGGTTTAAAGGAGTGTTCTAGCTATGATCTTTGAAGCCATAGCCGCAATCAAGATAGCGAATGAGGCTATTGGTGCAATCAAAGAGTTTGCCGGCCATGTTTCCTCTGTCGGTGAAATGGGTCCCCAACTGACCAAACTTGCTGACGCAAAAGGCGAAATAGAAAAGAAAGCGAAGGATGGTGACATGGACGCCTTCTTTGCTCTGGAAGATATTCGCAAGAAAGAAGCTGAAATTAAGCAGATGTTTATCTATAACGGTCGAGCTGGGCTGTGGGATGACTACCAAAAGTTTATCCACAACCGCAAAGAGATGAAGCGGAAGGCTATTGAGCGTGAGAAAGCTAGGAAATTGGCTCGCAAAAAAGCCATCCAGAATGGATTCCTGTATGTGGCTGTTGGCATTGCTGTTCTCGGTGTGGTGG